ACCACCACGCATTTTTCTTCTTCTTCTCTTGGTTCTTCTTTTACCTCCTAAAGTGTTATACGTGGATTGTGTAGTTGGTGTTGTTGGTGTTGTTGGTGTTGTTGGTGTTGTTGGTGTTGTTGGTGTGGAACCAACAGTCTTTTTATACGCATCACTCGCACTTTTACTTAATGAATTCGCACTTTCACTTAATGAATTCAAAAAACTACTCATTGTATATTATACTATAAGAAATTATATTATAATATATTAAAAATATTTAAGCCTTGTTTACAAATTTTTTATATGCGTGAAAGGCGGCTAAAGCGCCTAAAATTTCAACAATAATGTATGGGATTAAATCCGATTTAGGCAATTTATCAGACGCATAAAGAGCAATGGCTACAGCAGGGTTATACGCACCACCAGATATGGGACCACCCAATAAAACCCCAACTGATAAAGCAGCACCGATTGCGGCCCAATTTCCGGTGGCAAAAATAACAAACATAAGGAGCATTGTTCCTAAAAATTCGACTAAATATTTGTTCATTATAAATAATAATGATAAAAAATAATTTCCATTTGTATCATTATTTTATTCATAAAAGTTTAATAATTTTGTCGCACGATTGAACCCCAACCACACGATTGTCCGTTATTCAAGCTAGTGTTATAAATAGAACCTTTCTTTTTTGGAGCAACACATCCACCAGAACGCGCTCTTCTAATAGAACTTTTAGTCCCACTAGGATAATAACTTTTAGTTCCAATAGGTGCGGAGTTAGGTAGATTTACTTTGTAAGCAGATTGTCCTATAGCATTAGCTTTAAGATTATTAATATGTAAAGAACTGGAAACAGGTGAAATATAATTTGTACGCGATGATACAGGAACCGCTCTTTGAGATGATTTTATAGCATAACCAAGTGTTTCTCTCTCTTTTCCTAAAGAGGATTGTTTTTGATTGCTTGAAGATGTTCTCAAATATTGATGTCTTGCGTTTGTATTCATTTGAGAATCAACCGGTGTTTGTCCAGGATGATATTGAGGTGGTGTTGGTCTAACACCAGTTAAAATTCCATAACTATGATATGGAATGGCCAACGGATATTTATTTGTGCTTAATGGTCCAGTGATGGGTGCGTTAACGTAATTATTATAAGATACAGAACCTATATTTCTGGATACTGCATAAGGTGTAGTCATTTAATATAATATAGTAAAATATAATATAGTAAAATTAATTATAATATTGTGATTTATAGGGATTATAATGGGGTGGGGGTGTGTATCCATAATTTCTGTGATATGGTTGGTTTTTTACAACTACCGTTTTTGATGTAGTAGTAGTTTGATTTCTTTTGCTATGAACGAACCCAATAAATATAAGTGCTAAAAGAGCACCAATCAATATATTAGATTTTGGCATTATATATTATACATTATATTTTTCTCTCTTAACGTGGTTAGGATTTCCACAAAATAGACAATGTTGAAGAGTAGATTTATTTAGAATGACAGTAGTGTTGTTGCGTTTGCATTTACAACATTTAAATACATTGGGCAATTGACATATTAAATGATTATTAAAGTCCGTTTTTTGGTACAACATTTGTTTTCTTTTATTGTTTTCCATAATATTATAAAATGCATAATATTATTTTTTGCTAAAAGTAAATGTTTCTTAATATCTTCTAATGGCTCTTTGAGCGGTTTGACTTGAATTAGAATCATCACCACCATTTGAATAATCATTGTAATTTTTATTAACGGCACGTTGTTTTAGATAAGTAATGTAATCAGAACTGTCGTAAACATATTTTACATTGCAGGCAGAAGGAGGAACTGATTTATTCTCTTGAAGACTATTGTATGTAGCACTTGGAGAACACGACGTGGAAACAGCCCCAAAACGAGTTTTCAATCCGTGTAATCCAGGTCTACTTTGATCAGTCTGACAAGTTCCACCACAAGAATAATTATCACGACTTAAAAGGTCGCCAGCATTGTTAACAGCACGAAAAGGTGTAATAATTGGTTTTGCGATATTGCTCTTTCTTAATTGACTAGGATATGTAGTATTCCACGCGTTTTTAAGAGTGTAACGAATTTGTTCATATTCAGGATACATTTTGTCTACATTTTGTACGGATTGAGGCATCCATCCAGGGATCGCCCCTCCTGAGTTTCTTGGTCTTTTTCCGAAAATAGAAAATGCTACATTGCTTCCACTAATAGGGTTACTAAATCCAACAGACATTTATATAATACTATAGTAAAAAAAAGTTATTAAATTAGAACTTTATCTAAACATAAAAATATTATATAAATGTATAATGTTTGATTTTTTAATGTTAATAAGTGCAATAATATTGACATCAATCGATTTTGTGTATTTAAATTTAATAAAAAATTATTTTTTGAGTCAAATAAAACAGGTTCAGGGTTCTACACCAAAAATTAATTATTTAGGTGTGGTTCTTTGCTACATATTTTTAATTTATGGAATGAATTATTTTATTATTAAACCTCGTAGAAGTGAGAAGGACGCGTTTTTATTAGGCATTATTATTTACGGCGTTTATGAAACGACAAATTATGCTTTATTAAAGAATTGGTCAATGCTTACTGTAATTATTGATACTTTATGGGGTGGAATTCTGTTTGCTTCTACTTCATATATAGTAAATTTATTGCGTTGATTTGTGGTTTTTTAATTTTCAGTCATAATTCTTGGAGCGACATTCATCGTATTCAATTCTTGAAACAATAGTTTGCAAGCATATGGAATTTCAACATAAGAGAAATCAGCCCGGTTATCACAAGTGCGACAATGATGAATATGCATTTTATCATTATATGAAGCTATAAGGCCACACTTTTTACAAATATTAACTGAATATTTATCAGACGCGTCGTACATTCTTCCTCGTGTAAATCTGGAAGCACCGTGTGAAACCATACAATCACGTTCCATCTCACCAAATCGAAGTCCGCCATCTCTACTGCGTCCTTCAGCAGGCTGTCTTGTGAGATTGACCATTGGACCAATTGAACGGCTATGTGCCTTGTCATTAACCATATGCTTAAGACGTTGATAAAACACAGGACCCATAAATACGCTACATTCGTGTTGTTCGCCAGTTAATCCATTATATAATAATTCATTGCCGTGAGCTTCATAACCAAGTTTAATAAGTTCATCGCAAATGTCACTAACATTAAAATCACCAAATGCGGTTCCATCACCAAACAATCCTAATTCAATAAGAACTTTCCCCAATACTGTTTCTTTTAACTGTCCAATAGTCATACGAGAAGGAATGGCGTGAGGATTAATAATAATGTCAGGTTTAACCCCGTCAGAAGTGAATGGCATATCACATTCAGGAATGATATTTCCAACAGTTCCTTTTTGTCCGTGTCTTGAACTGAATTTATCACCAATAACAGGTTTTCTAACTGTTCGCAATCTAACTTTTGCGAATGTATATCCTTCACCATTTCTATCAATATAATTTTTATCTATATAAGTTTCTTCGGTTGTTTTGTAAATTTTACTTTGGTCCTCATACTTAATTACTTTGGTGTGGTCATTTCTATTTTCTTTAATTGGCGTTACTTTAGAAATAATAATGTCTCTATTTTCAACCAAAGTGTTTTCAGGAATAACACCCTTTGAGTTTACTTTATTATAGTTACCCATCTTCATTCCTTTTGTCTTTGTAGAATCAGGTTTGCATCTAATTTCTTCATCGCCATTTATTTTTTGCTTGTCTTCATCTTTTTCAGTATGATAGACCGTTACTAAAGCCATTCCTCTATCAATCGAACCTTGATTAATCAACAATGAATCTTCTTGGTTGTAACCAGTATGAGTCATTATAGCAACAATAACTTGAGTACCCGATGGGATTTTATTCAATTGAATCATATTCATAATTCGTGTATCAACCAGAGGACGCATAGGATAATTTAGGACATAAGCTGTTTTGTCCATTCTATTTTCGTAATTTGTAGTATAGACAGCCATTGCTTGTTTGCCTTGAGCACACTGATATGTATTTCTTGGCGATTGATTGTGTTCTGGGAAGGGGATACACGATGCGAGAACACCAAATATAGTTGAAGGATGAATTTCACAATGTGTATAATTACCAATGTTTTCTGGAATATCCTTAGGTTTTGTAGCGATTAAAGAACGACTTTGTTCATCAGGGTCAATATATTCAATAACGGAATCTTCAATTTTTGAACTAGTTAATAAATCGTCCCAAACGAGTTCTTCTTTATTCAATTTGTGGATCAAATCATTCTTCACCAGCATTTTTTTATCCTTAACACGCAATATAGGTCTAGTCAATCTGCCTCCATCATTGCAAACTCTAATTTCACGTAATTTATAATCAAATATAATAGAAGTATAAATATTAATAATACCTTTATATTTTTTATCCTTTAACATTGTGTAAAGTTCCACAGGTGTTTCGGTAATGCCAACCCAAGCGCCATTTATGAATACTTTAACCTTTTCATACATATCTTTTGGTGTTAGGTCAGCACTATCAATATGTTGAACATTTGGCATTACATACTCATACAATGGCAGTGAATTAGAATAAATAGTAATGTGTGTCATATAGGATAAATTTTTTACAATGCCAACAGATTGTCCTTCTGGAGTTTCCGCAGGACATAAGAATCCCCAACAGGTGTTGTGTAACTTACGAGGGGGAATAAGTTTACCACTTTTATCCGTAGGAGTAGATATTCTTCTGGCATGGCTTAAACTAGAAACATAATTTAATCTGTTAAGAACTTGAGCAACGCCCACTTTATTAGAGTTTGTGTGTTTAATGCCGAAATCGCCAGTAGATAGAGCCCTCTTTAACCCATTTTCAATAGTCGTTGATTTTATGATTTTATAAATATTTGTTAGATTTATGATATTTTCATAATCATCTGTTGATTTCCAAGAACCATTATTAATTTCTCGGATAATTTGTTTTTCCATGTCCTTGACCAGTTTATTAAAGTAGTTTCTATAAAGATTATTAAGAAGAGTGCCAGTTAAGTCGATACGCTTATTTAAATAAGAATCTCTGTCGTCTTGTTTAATCATTTCAAATGAAGTCATCAGTAACTTATTTGCCATATATCCTAAGAAGTAGATTTTTTGTTCCTTGTTATGGCAATGAGGGAACAAATCGTTGTTTAAAATTTCTAACGCAAATTCGTGTTTTTTCTTTGCGCCGGTTTCCTTATCCACATTGATTGGCGTGAACATTACGAAACTAGTAATATAATTAATGCATTCTTCTTGTGTGATGCATTTGTTTGCATCAATAATAGAAGCTTGTAACGCGTCTAACATTATCTTATTTTTATCATCACCAACATTTAACAATATTCTTTCGCAAATCTCCTTATCACTTATTAAACCCAGTGCTCTGAAAACAACGAATAAAGGGATCGGTTGTTTTAACCTCGGCATTTCAACGCAAATTGAATACCCGAACCCGTTGTTTTTAGAACTAACCATCATATTAATTTGCTTAGGTGAAATGCATTTAAAATCAGGAACGGATTTTATTTCTGCCTTCCAGGTATATTTAGTTTCATTCTTAGAAATATTAAAACAATAAACCTTATTTTCAGCAGCACGTTCTTGTCCCAATACCGTCTTTTCTGAACCATTAATAATAAAATACCCGCCAGCATCATATTTACATTCCCCGGTATGAGTGTTTTCAAAATGTTTGTATTGATTTAAAACACAAATATTAGACTTTAACATGATAGGCAATTTGCCTATGTTTATATTTGGCAATGTTTTATAGAAAGTTTGAGTATTTTCAAGATTAGGCCCGGTGCGGACGATATATTTAATATTGATATCAATGTTCGTTGATGAAGCATATGTAAAGTTTCTTAGTCTCGCTTCTTGTGGAAACATCAATTTAATAGCTCCGTTATTCTCGTGAATTTGGGGTCTATAAATATGAAAGTTTTCGAATGTGATGTAAATTTCAAGCGAATGTTTTTTAGATACAGGGTCATAATCCTGTTCAGACGCAATATGAAGAGGATTAAACATTTCAATAGTTTTAATTATTTGATAACCGACAAAATTATTATATGATTCCAATTGATGTCTCACAAATCTGTCTAAGTGTTGACCTTTGAAATAAGAACCAATAATATCCCAAGGTGTCTCAATGTACTGGTCATTTCCATTATCAACCGTATTCTCGTTATTTTTTGACTGCATTATTGTAGTTGTGTTGTGTATATTATATGGTTTCATTATTCCGGTTATTTTCTATATCAATTTATTTTTAAACTGTTTTGTTAATTATATTAGATGACGAAATTAGTTTGTAAATATGTAGTTACATAGAACATTTATTTATTAAAGGGTATAAAATTAAACTATTTAATTTATTATACATTATGTCTAACAAACTAAACCCAACGCGAATCAATAATTACAATAAATTTTTGGCTACATTAGACAATAAAACGAAAATAAATGAACAAGAAAAAATAAATGAACAAGAAAAAATAAATGAACAAGAAAAAAATGCGATTAACATTTTATCTGAAAAATTTAACATTGATATTATTAAAAATAATTCATATAAAATCGACGCTTTTATTGCTCAAATAAATAAAAACATTATATCGAATAACATTTTAACTTCAAATTTTACAGGACAAACACCTGTTGATTTATATAACGTCAACGTAATAGATCCAAATTGCTATAAAGATTACAACCCTTCACAACATATCCATCCAGTTACTCCAGAGAATTCAACAGTTTATAAAGAGACAATAAATATTGAAACAGAAGTAAACAATGTTACTGATATTTTAAACATTATTGAAAAATATTCTTGCGATCCAACAATAAAATACAATATAAATATAAAAGCATTGCATAATATTAAAGAGCCTCTTCAAGAGTTGAATAATATGATCGGAATGAATGATTTAAAAAATAATATTGTTGACCAAATTTTGTACTATATACAAGATTTACATAAAGGAACAGATATTTGTTCAGGTGATTTTATGCATACTGTTATTTATGGACCTCCAGGAACAGGAAAAACCGAAATAGCAAAAATAATGGGAAAAATATACAGCAAACTTGGCATTTTAAATAAAGGGACATTTAAAAAAGTAACTAGAGGCGATTTAATATCAGGTTATTTGGGTCAGACCGCATTAAAGACTCATGATATAATAAAAGAATCATTAGGTGGTGTTCTTTTTATAGATGAAGCTTATTCTCTCGGAAATCCAGAAAAAAAGGACAGTTTTGCGAAAGAATGCATAGATACATTATGCGAAGCATTAAGTGATAATAAGGAAACCCTAATGGTTATTATAGCTGGTTATGAAAAAGAGTTAAAAGAATGTTTTTTTTCATTTAATAAAGGTTTAGAATCCAGATTTGCTTGGCGTTTTAAAACAGATGATTATAATTATGAAGATTTATATAATATTTTTTTAAAGAAGGTTAATGATATCGGTTGGGAAATAAATGCTGATACAAAAATATCCGTTGAATGGTTTAAAAAGAACCACGATTATTTCAAACATTATGGCAGAGACATTGAAACTTTGTTGACCAAGACAAAAATATCTCATAGCAAAAGAGTATTTTGTCTTTCGGAAAGAGAGAAAAGGAGATTAAACTCTAATGATTTAGATAAAGGGTTTGAAAATTATCTTAAAAACGATGATGTAAAAAATAGAAAGGACGAAAAAGAATTTAAAAAACAATTGTATAACAGTTTATATTGTTAATATTAAAGTTATATTTTATATTTTTTATTTGGTATTATAATAAATGTCAAATAAAACTATATCAATCAATCCTGCTTTATTTAGCATAGGCAGTTCAAAAAGTAAAAAAAATAAAGAGAAAAAAAAACAAACCAAAACTACACCATTAATATCTCCAAATGTTTTAAAAAATAAACTGTTAAAAAGGATAAAGGAACACAAAATCCGAGAAACCGAAAATAATGTAAATAATCAAAAAAAATTACCAACACAAAAAGAAGAAACAAATCGCAACAGTGAAGTAGAAAAGTTAAAATTATCAACATTTTCAGATGAGTTTTCCGATTCCATTAATTATTTACAAACACTCTCTAAACAAAAAAAAATAAATGATGAAAAAGCAAATTACGAAAGACAAAAAATAAAAAAAAAAGAACAATTGGAGAGACAAACGGTTAAAAACTATAAATCAATGAATCAACCTAATATAGAAAACAATATAAATCTTGAATTGCCAGATGAATTAATTTCTAAGCCTTTGATTCCTGTAAATAATACTCCACCAACCGGTACACCAATTCATTTATCAACAGATTCAGTCCCTTATGGTATAATGAAAGGCGGAACAAAACCTACATATAGGGATTGGCGAAAAACACAACGCAATTATGATGTTTCAAATCCGTCATCAACATTAACGATTCAAGGCAATTATTTAACTAAAGAAAATAACGAAAGAGAGAAGCGGCTAACTAATCTCCGCGAAAAATTAAAACAAAAACAACAAGAAGACGCAAAATCTGAAATATTAATTCAGCCTGTAAAAATAGAACAAAATGTGGAAACAAAATTACCTGAACCTAATAAAGAAAATATCGTTTCACCACCTCCTGTTAACAGAAACGATATAATTGGCATTAAAAAAATTACAACAAAAACAATTAAAAAAAAATATACTCTTGGAAAAAATAAAAATAAAAAATATGTTTCTATATTGGTAAAAGATAGAGGAACACGAAAATTAATCCTGAATGCTCAAAAGGATTTGAAAAATAAATCTATAAATCAGGTAAAAGAATATTTAAGAGAACATAATTTTATAAAAATAGGTAGCAATGCTCCAAATGACGTATTGAGAAAATTATATGAATCCGCTATGTTAGCTGGTGAAATAACAAATAGCAGCAGTGAAATATTGCTACACAACTTTTCAAAAAATGACAAAGAATTATAAATAAAAATCTCTATATAATTCAATATGGAGACTACTAAAAATGAAATGAATGCTTATTCGAAAAATTTCTTTTTTAGACTGGGTAATTATTTAGATACACAAATATATTATTATGGAAGCATACAAAGAGATGATTATTTTCCAGATAAAAGTGATATAGATATAGATATATTTACGTGTAATATTCAAAGCACACTTTCAAGATTACAAAATTTTTTGAATGTTGAAAAATATAAAGTTAAAAATTTTGTATATAAACTACATAAAACAAACAAGGTTGTCTATGGTTATAAAATTAAATACGAAGAAGAAGAAAATAAGCTTTTTACTGAAATATCCGTTTATGAAGAAAAGGATAAAAATTATGTATTAATAGAACACAATTCAAAGGCGATATTACCATTCTATATATCGTGGTTTTTGATAATTTTAAAGACATTTTATTACAAATTAGGTTTATTGCCAGAAGATATTTATTTGTATTTAAAAAAACTATTCATGAATACCATGATTGAAGGAGTAGATGTTGAATTTGTAAAAACAGATTTGCCTGATAATGAAGATTAATAATATATACTATTATAAATATTATTAAAGAAATATCACTTTATTACTATAATGGCTCTCATTAAAGAATATTTTGATTTAACAACACGTTACCAAGAGGAATATGGAGAAAATACAATATTATTAATGCAAGTAGGATCATTTTTTGAGGTTTATGGTGTTTCCGACACGAAAACAGAAGAATTATATAAGAGTAAAATAGTTGATTTCTCTCAAATATGTGAATTAAACATTGTCTCAAAAAATTCTCGTTTTGAAACAAATAATGTAGTGATGGCTGGGTTTAAGGATATTCAAATTGAAAAATATATTAAAAAAATTCAGGACGCGGGATTTACAGCAGTTGTCTATTCGCAAGATGAAGCGACAAAAAACACAACAAGAAGTTTGGCTGGAGTTTTCTCTCCAGGAACATATTTCCATACTGAAACTACTAACTTAACAAACTCTATTACTTGTGTTTGGATTGATTTAGTGGAGAATAAGGTTTTAATGAAAGGCAAATTTGTTGTAGTTGGTGTCGCAAACATTGACATTTATACTGGAAAAACTAATATTTTTCAATTTAAAGAAGCATATGTTAACAACCCCGCTACATATGATGAACTTGAACGATTTATTTCTATTTATAATCCAAGTGAAACTATTATTATTTCAAATTTACCGAGCGAAGATGAAATAGACTATGTAATTAGTTATGCTGGCATTTCAAGCAGTTTAATTCATAAAATGCATATCACGAACGAAGCAACTGTTAATATGACAAGAGTAAAAAACTGTGAAAAACAACCTTATCAAAAAGAGATACTCACAAAATTCTACAATTTTAATAGTTTTGATATATTTATTCAAAATTTCTATGAAAATAATATTGCAACTCAAGCTTTTTGTTTTTTACTTGATTTTATTTACCAACACAACCCTCATCTTGTAAATAAAATTTCAGAACCTTCCTTTGAAAATTGCTCTAATAGACTTTCATTAGCAAATCATTCATTGAAACAGTTGAATATTATAAATGACGGCAACGTTAAATCCAGCAAACATTCTTGCATTTCTCAGTTTCTAAATGATTGTATTACACCTATGGGTAAAAGAAAGTTTTTGTCTAACATTTTAAACCCGACATGCGATGAAAAATATCTACAAAGAGAATACGACATCACCGATTATGTTCTCTCAAAATATGATAATTACAATGGTTTTTTTAAGTCAAACTTATCAACGATAAAAGACCTTTCCAAATGGGAAAGACAAATATTTTTAAAAAAAATTTCACCAAAATCTATTTATAATTTATATAATAACATTTTAACTATTAAAAAAATATACGAAAAAATAGAAAAGGATGATGCCATTATAGAATATTTAAAAATTTTTGATACAAACATTTTAAATATTGTTGAATATTGCGACACCATAACCAATTTTATAAAAAATAATTTAGAATTATCTTTGGCAACAGAAATAGAACAACTTCATAACTTTGAGATTAACTTTATAAAACACGGCGTAGATCCAGAATTGGATAAAAAAACGAAAACTCTAAAAGACTCTGAAATGAAACTTATAAGCATAGCAGGTTATTTAACTAAATTAATTGAAAAAAAAGAAAAGAAAACATCCTCCAAACAAAATGAATATGTTAAGGTTCACGAAACAGAAAAAAATAACTTTAGCTTAATTTCAACAAATAGAAGATGTAAATTATTACAAGAAGGACTTCCCGTTGAACAATCCATAATTACGTTAGAATATGATTCTATTTTGAATAACACATTTGAATTTAAAATTTCAAAAAAGCAATTTGAATATGAAAAACAAAGTGCCTCAAATAATAGTATTGTTGATGAACAAATCAACGGATTATGTAAAAATATTTCATCTATTAAGATTTCATTAAAAGATTTAATAACATTAATTTATAACCGATTTATTATTAATTTTGAAAATTTCCAATCGAAATTGGAAAGCATTATTAACTTTGTTACTATTATTGATGTTATATATACTAAAGCTTCACTTGCTAAGAAATATAATTACTGTAAACCCAACATCGTTCAAAAAAATAAATCATTTGTTACTGCTAAAAAGTTAAGACATTGTTTAATTGAAAGATTTCAAACAAATGAATTGTATGTAACAAATGATGTAAGCATTGGTGATGGAAATACTGATGGAATACTATTATACGGCACAAATGCTGTTGGCAAAACAACAATTATACGAGCATTGGGAATATCAATCATAATGGCGCAAGCTGGTTTATTTGTTCCTTGTTCCGAGTTTAATTATATGCCATATAAATATATATTTACCCGCATTATTGGTAATGATAACATATTCAAGGGACTATCTACATTCGCCGTTGAAATGTCTGAACTGCGAACTATTTTGCGTCTTAGCGACGAGAACAGTTTAATATTAGGTGATGAACTTTGTTCTGGCACTGAAACACAAAGTGCCATCAGCATTTTTGTCGCTGGAATACAAAAATTACATACATGCAGAAGCAGTTTTATATTTGCGACACATTTACACGAAATTGTTAATTATGATGAAATATCAAAACTGGAAACGGTCAAATTGAAACATATGTCAGTTATTTATGATAAAGAAGAAGATAAACTTATGTACGACAGAAAACTGAAGGATGGACCGGGAAATAGTATGTATGGTCTTGAAGTTTGTAAATCATTAAATTTACCACAGGATTTTTTAGATGTTGCATATGAAATAAGGATGAAATATCATCCTGAAGTAGGCAGTTTACTTTCTCTCAAAACATCTAAGTATAACTCCAAAAAAATTGTTGGTATGTGTGAAAAATGTAGGAAAAACGTGGGAATTGAAATACATCATCTTCAGTATCAAAAAGATGCCAATGTTGATGGTATTATTGACAACAATAATGGAACATTTCATAAAAACAATTTAGCTAATTTGTTAACATTATGTGAGGATTGTCATAATAAAATTCATAAAAATAATACTAAACTTACAAAGATTAAAACTACAAAAGGAATAGAACTGAAAGAGCTTTGAATATAAATTAAAAATTATTTATGTTTAAGAAGTAAAACTTAAACTAATCAGTATACAACCGTCAGCCCCTTTACCACCAGCTCCACCGTTTGATTTATTCGAACCACTATAAAATCCGCCACCTCCACCACCACCTCCACCACCCCATAATACATTTGGCTGATTAGCAATATAGCCTATAGTGTAACTCGCAACCCCGTCGATGCCTGGAGAGCCCGGATTGCTGTTACTACTAGAACCAACACCACCAGAACCATAATTTCCATTTGATGAACCGTCGCCTCCTCCTCCTCCTCCTCCTCCTCCTCCTACAGCACTTCCACCGCCACCACCAGCAGCATAATAAACATTACTACTACTATCCAAACTCGAATTATCACCTGGTTCACCTGATAATGTTAATTGACCCATAGAATTCGTATATCCACCACCTCCCTTACCACCAACCCCAAGGGTTTGTGTTGGGTTAGATTTGTTTCCACCCTCTCCACCGTTACTAGCAGGAGAAGCATTAGCCAAATAAACATTCTCTGAACTACTAATCGAACTTGCATTGCCCGCACTGCCCG